ATTGCTCCTGAGTATGAGTAGACAAAAGACTCTTTATTTTCATTAATATCTTAATTGATTTAGTAGTGTTATATTACCATAACATTCAGTAACAAAATTTATAAAACAATCACAAAAACATTATAAAATATAAAATCAATATACAAAAACATAAAATTATAAAATGTAATGTGGATACTTTTTCCACCTGTAGTTATCAGTCTTAACTGAGGATTTCCGAAGCGAGAGATATTGTAGTGTCGTACAATATTACAGTCGTTATAGTTCCTTAAAATATTTAGTATTTAGTTAGATAAAAGATTATTCAATTAACAACTATCCCAAAAGGATGTGCTTAACTTGTTGAAGTATTCAATTTTCTGTATCTTTTGAAAAGTATTTAAAAACTAGTGTAGTTTTACTACTTGGAACCTTATATCTTTTATTAGATTAAGGTATGTACACTTAGGTACCTGGACTAGGCCACACTCATTTATGAGATTGTGGTAAGTGCTGCTCTACCAGACACAAAACCCCCCCCCGCTTTACAACTATGATGTTACAGGAATTGAATGGCAGTGTCCACGAAAGCACCACAACACCTATCTTTGCTATTGACTATAACTCAACATTTTTACATCTTTTGCCGGACAATCATCCGACAAAGAGCATTATAAATTTTATTAGATTGTTAAATCTAGTGCGTCTTAATCCTCAATTGGAACTGATGACTTTACATTTATTTATGCATAATTGTTGTTCTCCTATCCCTAATTTTCCAGATTATAGTGATTATGGTAATCTTAAAATACCTTTTCGTAATTTTAAATTACATACCACCTTGGCCTTTGATAATATGGTTGATATGGAACATGATGGCTTTGATACTTTAGTATGTTGGATTGAACCTCCAATATTAAAGGAGGGGTATCATAATTTTATCAGAGCTGTTGACTATAGACATTCTTTAATGTTATATGTTTATCGTTTAGCAGCTTTTGATCGGAATCAGAATGAACCATTTATTTTAACAGAAATTTTATTTAACGTTAGAGAAAGATTTCGTGAAAGATTTAATTTCTTTGAAATTTTAGCTTTAGAAATTAAAGTATTAGAACTTTTAGCTTCATTTCCAGAAGCAATTGAATCTATTGCTACTTTACTTATAAATGGACAACAAGGGGATATTCTTCAACCTCTCGCGCTCGCAATAATTAGCGAGAAGATGATTGAACCATTCCCATGTTACAAAATTTTCGAACGAATGAACCTTCTTTTGATGCAATCAGAAGATATTCATACAGAAATCGATTTCACTTTTGATTCCGACGATTCTGATTTTATTGATGTTGCAGATTTTGAACCAATGATGCTTTTTGATCCAAGTGATACAGATTCTGAGCCTGATGATATGACATATTATACTGATTCAGATGATGATTACGTGGCACATAATATATATCCTAGTGTTGTTATTAATAATTCTGCTGAGATTATTCCTATTTGGGGTGTTCATCCCGGATATGAATTCTTTTCTGAGAATGACGACAGCGATTTTACTATTCAATATTCAAAATATTATGAATATGATATTTTTGATTATGATTTAACTCCCGCTTTTGATCAACTTTTTAAAAATGATACTTGGTTTCCTGATGGAACTTTTATAGTGAATATGTTAAAAACTTTGTTGCAAAATAATGCCGCTGTTCCTCAGATGCATATGCCTTTTGTGACAGATTTTACAAATTCATTACATCAGGTTAGAGATTCAATTGATGATTTTTCAGATAAAATACCTACCCAAACCGAAAGGGATGATTGGAAAAAGATATTTGAGAAGATAGGGTCTTCTTTAGACAGTACGTCTGGCTTATTTAGTACTGTTTCAACTTTGACTTCTATGCTTCCTGGCACGGAAACTGCTAAACATGCTACTGAAAAGATGCGTGATGCCTTAAAAGGAGTTTCTAGTAAAGAACAATCTGATACTCTATTTATGTGTATGTTAGCTTCATTTATGTATTATTTGAGATATAAAACATGGACGGGTGTCTCATTATTTGCAACCTTTTGGTTACCATTATGTGCTACTGACCCACAAATGTTTAAAACTACTATTTTTGTGTGGATTTATATCTGTTCGAATCTTCCTACATCTTTAGATGAGGAAGAAAAAGCAGAGCCTCAAATTAGTACTGATCAATTTGAGAATGGTGTTGAAGTAGTTTCTTCTCTCTTTTTGGGTTATCTTTCTTTAGAAAAATCGAAAGATACTTCAACTGCTATCACTTCTTTCTTGCGTGATTTTTCGCGCATGAAGGGTGGTGTAGTAGAAGTTACTAAAATAACTTTTAAATTTATTGAGGGATTAATTAATACAACTTTACAGACCATTAATGATAAAAATCCTATCTTTAGGTTTTTCTCAACTAATAATGATTTATATGATGAATATTTTAATGAGGTACGATCATTTTGTAGTAAATTTAATAATCATCAAATTCATGCCAGTCCTGAGACTTTATGTCAAATTGCTGGTTTGATAGAATGTGGTAGAAAGATTCGATCTGGGTTACCACGGGATAAATCTTCACAAGATATATTAGAATTTTTGAAACAAGATTTACAATCTTTATCAAAAGTCCAAACAGCTTTAGAACATCAAAATATTAGTTTTACTGGTTTCCGTCAGGAACCAGCTGTTATTGAATTTAAAGGTCCTACTGCTATTGCTAAATCAGTTGTGCAAACTAATGCAAATTACGCTGCTGTTGCACGACATTTTACTGGGCAAGAACTTCGAAATTTTGTTCTTCAACCTTCTACTAAAGTTTATACTTGTGTTCCCGAAAATGAGTATTTAGATAGCTTCAAGCAGAGTCATTGGGTTGTTAATATTGATGATTTCGGTCAATCTAGAGACGTTGTTGGAAATCCTGACAATGAATATATGAAACTTTTACGATTTGTAAATGGTTTTGAATATTATCCTCATATGGCAGGCATAGAGGAAAAAGGTACGGTGTCCTTTAAAGCTCCTTACATAGTTTTATCTTCAAATGTTCAGCATCATAATCCTGTTTCTATGGCCGAGCCTAAAGCTTTGAGGCGTAGAATCCATTTTTCTTATATAGTTACTCCTCGTCTTGAATATACTCTTGATTCAACAATCAATTTAGATTTGTGGCATCGTGCTATGGACCCTGCAAAGGTTCCTAAGGATTATGATGGTGAAACTGTTATAGATGATACTTATCATGATTTTTATGTTTTGGATCCCGATACTAGTCAGCCTACGGGTGAAGTCATTGACTTTGCAACTGTTATGCAGCGTTGGTTTGATTTGTATGACAAAAATAAAAAATTTTTCGAGAAAAATATCAAAACTTTTGAGAAAACTGTTGAAAAATATTCAAAATTATATCATCCTGATTTGGAAATGGATGAAGAGGATTGCTGTATGGAAGATGTAATCATTAATGATGGTTCCTTAATCCATTTCGGTGACGGATCTTATCAACGTTCCATTTTTAGATATAAAAACCATGTAAGAGCTAGATCTTTACTCAATTACTACTGTCCTGATACTATAACTTATTCTACTGAAGAGTTTTACAACTCTCTGGCTTATATGGAAATAGCTTTGTTAGAACAGGGTATAACTGAAGAGATTTTTAAATTAAAAATCAAAGATCATACTCAAGCTTTAGTTCCTATTGTTGCAGCTGTTAAATATAGAAAGAAAGTTTCTATTTTATCTAAGATGCATACCTATATTATCACCAAATTTCCTCAATTACTAAGGTTAAAAACTTACTTGATTGAGAATGGAGGTACAATTGTAGTGCGTATTATGTTGTTAATTATAGCTGCTGGTATTGGACGTCTTATTCAAAAGTTGTTAATTAAGCTCTTTTGTTCACGTGAATATTATGACGAGGTATATCCTCAATCTCATAATGAAGGTGACAAAATGCGCACTACTAAACAACCACAAAAAAATTTACAATAATGCTAAAAGTATGAAGGCATTTGTTTCATCTCATGGAGCGACAGCTCCACAGATGGGTTGTGATAATAATGGACAAGATATTCTTCGTTCGATTACAAATTCAAATCATTTTGCGATAGCAAAGAAAAATATTGTGGATTTTGTTGATAGTGATGGTGTAACTAGGGAGAAGACTGAATGGAATCATTTAGGATATTTTCTTATGTTACGTGAGCGTACTGCTCTTATGCCGTTTCATTATATAATGACTTTTGCTCATGGTATAGAAGATGATCCTTTAAGATTGTCTTGTATCCTGCGTTTAACTCGTAATAGTAAAAGCAAAGTTCCAGTACATTATTATGTTACTGTTGCTGATATTTTAGCGAATTATGAGAGTCATTATTTGGAGAATAACATTTTAATTGATAATCCTTTAATCGCAAAAGATCTTGTTCTAGTTAATTTTCCTGATAAAGTACAACCTTGTCGAGATATAACAGAATATATTGTACGTAATAGTACTCTTTCGAGAGATGCTAACAATATAGAAGGTCTTTTAATTAATGGTGATAATAGTTTCTTTTGTCATGCATCTTATAGGGATACTCCATATCCTGTATATGATAAAGATAAAGATGAAGGGTGGTATATGCGTGAATATTATAAATATCATGCAACAACTGTCACTGGTGATTGCGGATCTATTTTTGGTAAGATGGATTCTACTGTTCAAAAAGAAAAGATATATGGTATTCACGTGAGTGGATCTCAACATTCTAATTATGGATTTGCTATAGCGTTCACGCGTGAGGAGATTCAAGCTGAACTTGATAGGTTTTACCCGTTAATATTACCAGCCGAACCACAAATTTGTGAATTTTTAGATACTATGAATTTTAAAATTGATGGTCCTATTGCCAATCCTCCTATTCTTCCTACAAAATCTAATATTTGTAAGAGTCCTATATGGTCGGTAGTTAAAGAATCTACCACTCGACCTTGTAAGTTATTTGAATTTCCTACAGGTGGTGGTGATACTATTGACCCGTGGGAGGTAGCAATATCAGCTTATGATATTAAACCTCCTCCTATTTCTGAACTCATACATAATCAAGTACAAAGAGCAGCTAATCAATATTTTTATATGCTTTCTGATACTATGATTAAGAGATATGAACCTAGAGTTTTCACGCTGATTGAAGCGATTCATGGAGTTGAAAATGATGAGCATTTTGGACCTGTTCCTAGTTCTACTAGTGCAGGATATCCAATGAATGTTCAGGGGGAGATAAATTTGAAGAAATTGTTATTTGATAATGATAGAGATTCTGTTGAATATCTCCAAGCTTTTGAAGCGACTCAAGAAGCTATTGATTTAGCAATCTTAACTTATTTAGCTGGAGAACGTCCTGAATTTTTCTATGTTGATTATTTGAAAGATGAAAGGAAGAAATTAGATAAGGTACTTATCGGAAAGACTCGAATGTTTTCTGGTGGTCCCTTGATTCTTTATTTCCTATTTCGTATGTATTTTGGATGGTTTGATTCTCATTATAAATCAAATAAAATCACTAATTGGTCAGCTATAGGTGTGAATCCCTTTTCAATGGATTGGGAGCATATTTCACGCTTTTTATCTGAAGTTACAGTCAAGCCCAAACAATTTGGTGCTGGTGACTATAAAGGATTTGATACAAAGCATCTTCCTTTTATTCACATGATTATTGTATTACTTATAAATAGAGTTTATTATCCTAATGCCACAAATAATGAAAATAGAATACGTATTGCCCTTTTTCAAGAAATTTATAATTCTAATCACTTATTCCGTGGTATTATTGTGAGATGGTTTCATGGTATGCCTTCTGGCAATGCATTAACTGCTATTTTAAATACAATCTACAACGCAATTTGTTTGTGTTTTGTATTTATGTGTGTTAAAGATGAATATTCTCATTTGAATTTAAATGATGAAGATTGTGTAAAACTTGTGCGGGCTATCATCTTAGGTGATGATAATGCTTTTGCTGTAGATGAGATACTTATGCCTTACTATAATGAATTAACCCTACCAGGTTATCTTTCACGAATTGGTATGGTATATACTACAGAATTTAAAGCAACTGCTATTAATCCATTTAGAGAAATTACTGAAATTACTTTCCTTAAAAGAATGTGGTTATTTGATCCTCTTTGTGGTCGACATATAGCTCCCTTGGAATTAGATGTAGTGCTAGAAATGTCTATGTGGACAAAGAAAGGTACTGATTATCTAAATATAGCTATAACTAACTTTGAAAATACTTTGAATGAACTCTCCCTACATCCTTATGAAACATGGGAGAAATTTTATCCTACCTTGCTGGCTGCAGCACGTAGAGAGTATGAAGGAGCTAGTTGGGTATTACCACTTTTAACACCTTGGGACGTTAGGCGTCAAAGTGTGTTACAAACCATTAGTGTCTATTAATAGACGCATATAAACCCTCTTAAAAAGACTTATCGGTTTTAAGAGATTATTTTTCAAAGGATAGTATAGTAGTAGTCTACTTTAGTTTTGCTCGGCTGTTATAAATAACAACGTGTCCCTGCTTCTTCTGATCTTGTTTATTAAAATTCTCAATGAAAGCTCTGAACCAAAAAGAGAATGCATTGCTTTAGAAGTGAAAGGCTTACCTATTTAGGTTTACTATCAGATGGCCTTCTATTAATTTAGAGAAATCAGAGAAATCAGAGTTTACTTTCCGGGCCCTGAGTTAGGACGGAAGGCGAAATATTAACTCGCTTCAATTACACAAAACACGTCGCAGGAGATCGACCAAATCTCCAATGCTTTCACCACTTCCGTAGTGGATGGCGAGAAAGCTGCCGATTCAAAGGCAACCACCACTTTCGTCACTGACGCAAATGTGGTAGCTACGACTGTTCCAAATCCTTCATATACTCCTAGAAGTTTATATATGTCGGCTTCGGATAATTACATGCAAGAAATTAAAACTTTCTTGCAAAAACCACAGTTGGTATTTACAACTGTGTTACAGAGTTCTGATACCGTAAGTTCATTTAATGCATTTGCATCATCTTATCCATCTTTCTTTTCTACTGTTCCTATGTGGGCAGAAAAGACCCGTGGGTTTTATGGTATTAGATTTGACTTGTCTTTTAGATTAGTTGTAAATGCTACTAGATTTCAACAAGGTCGATATATGTTATTATGGAAACCTTTTGGAGGATCAGATGCAGGAGCGGCTAAAAATCTTGCTTTGATGGCAGGACATGTTCAAACTCTTGTGCAAAGAACTCAAATGCCACATGCTGAGATTGATATTAATTGTGATACTGAAATTGAATTTAAAATTCCTTTTTCAAATATGTATAATTTTTGTCATATTAGGTCTATTACTACTGGAAATAATTTCAATTCGCTAGGTACTATACAGTTATATCCTTATGTTCCTCTTAATGCTATAGCTGGTGCTTTGTCATGTGGAGTTTCTCTTTATGTTAATGCTGAAAATATAGAACTTATTTCTGCTGCTGCTCCTCAAATGTCAAGCTTTGCTGTTAGTAGGCGAGGTAGGAATGAAACTAATGCTGAACAATCAGATGCTGGTATTGGTCCTATATCTTCTGTTATGGCAAAAGTTAAGGCTGGTACATCAATTTTGACTGGTGTACCTTTGATTTCTTCATATGCTTCTACTGCTAGTTGGATGGCTGATATCATTGGTCGTACTGCGGCAGTATTTGGATATTCACGTCCTATCAATTTAGAACATGCTAATAGAATGACAAAAGAAATCTTTCCTTATATTGCTAATTGTGATGGTCCAGATAATTCTTTTCCTTTAGCTTTAAGTTATAAAAATGAGTTAGGTTCTATGACTGGTATTTCCCCAACGGATTTAGATGAAATGGATTTTACTTTTCTTGCAACTATCCCTGTTTGGGATAGAAATATTACTTGGCCTGTTGGCTCTGCTGCTGGAACTGCTCTTAGTTCATGGGGTGTTGGTCCGTTAGGTGGAACAACATTTACGACTGTTGTTAATGGTGCTACTTTGTATCATTTAGCTCCTTATCGTTTTATTGCTCAACATTTTAAATTTTGGAGAGGAACTATGGTTTATAAAATTAAGATTGTTAAAACAGAATTTCATTCTGGAAGACTTTCTTTTTCTTATACTCCAAGAACTACAAATCAAGTTTTGGCAACAACTCCAGCAGTTGGTGATCTTCCATATTTACATCGAGAAATTGTTGATATACGTATTGATAATGAGGTTACTTTTAAAGTACCCTTTGTTTCTGATACTCCTTGGAGGAGAGTTGAAGCTATAGTTGATGATGCTCATATTACAGGTATTTTTGCTGTACATGTAGTTGATCCTTTGGTTGCTCCTGAAACTGTTCCTCAGTCAATTCAATTGATTTTAGAAATTAGTATGGCTCCTGATGTAGAATTTTCGGTTCCTATTCAATTCAACTATCGTACTCCATTTTATGGAGCCGCTCCTCAAATGGGAGCATTTGATGGTTCTTCTAAACCAGAAGCAAATATTTGTAATGAAATTACTACAAATATTGGAACTAGCTCAGCTCTGGACGATTCAAATACTAGTGCTTTCTTATGTATTGGTGAAAAGATTTCTAGTTTACGTAAGTACATAAGAAGAGCTTCGCCTTTTGTTAAGGCTATTGCTACTGCTATAGGACCTCAATTGAATGTTGTTCCGTTTGGAATTGTTGGCATGTCTCAAGCAGGAGTAGCAAATACTACTCCTAGTGTTATACCTGATGTTTATTCTACTTTTGCTGCTATGTATTTGTATAGTAGAGGAAGTGTCAGACTCAAGTATGTTACTTGTGATGCACTCAATTCTGTTCCAGGTGATGCTGCTGGTACTGTTGGATATTTTTCTCCTAAGTTTATATATAGACTTATTACTGAATCATCTATTCCTGGTCCTGCTAATATAATTGCTTGGACAGCCGGAGGTGTTGCTATGACAGATAGAGATGTAACTCAGATTCAAAGTGTTGTTTCTGGTGATGAAAATCAGGAATTTCAAATTCCGCATTATCATAAAATGCCATTAAGAAACAATTTTGATCATTTTATGAATTCTCAATATGTTTATGGTACATCTACTGGACCTTCAACTGGTGCTGCAACAGAACTATTAGTTACAAGACGTCTTTCTGAACAAGCAAATAGTACGCAAGATTCAGTTCCTACTCAACTTTACAGAGGTACTGCTGATGATTGTAACTTTTCTTACTTTTTATCACTTCCTCCTGTAACTGCTATTATATCAGTTCCTTAAAATAAACCCGACTTTCTGAAATAGTCGTTAAATAATTTCCTTAGGTATAAGTTAATCCCGTTTGGCAACGCGTTATGTTGGTCTCGGTTTAGACACCCGAGAGTTATTCTATACTGTTTTACGGTTTACGTATAGATTATCTGAGTTGACCTCCGTTGAAATAAGGTCGGCCTGGACTAGTTAGTTATGAACTGCTAGTGTTCTTTTTAATCTAAATACTTCGATGAAGGATTTTAGTTTAAACTTACCTCACGTTAGATTAAAAGGAACGGGAGCTTTAGTTTATTACTTTGACAAATCCAGAGAAGTAGCCCAAATGAATATGGGTTGCATTGTCTGTGCTAGATAGCGTACACACACACAAAGGTTGGGTGTAGTGCGATATATTCTTAATGC